GTATCTACTGTCATTACTGTTGGAGTTGCTAAATCATTATCATTTTCATACCATCCATGATATACACTTTCTAAATTTTGAGAATTAGAAGTTGCATTTTCAAAATGTACTTTTTCTACATATCCAAAATGTTTTATTCTAGATGAATTTTTAAAATTTCCATCACAAGCTCTTATAGCTCCATCAACAAAGTAATAACTTATTTTAGATTGTTCAGTAGCGGTTAAACTACCAGACCTTAAATTTATACTAGAACTATACCAACCAGCTGCTCCTACTGATTGTTGCCATATATCTACTTGACCATTATTAGCGTCAGCTAAAGCAACTAAATTTTCTCCTATTACAAATCTTGTAACTACTACTGGAGCATTAGATTCATTAGTAAAATCTCTATTTACTTGTAAAGCTTGATTTGTAGAAGAAATTACTCTATAAAAACCATTATTTTTTGTAGTGTTTGTTATAGATATAATACTGCCTGGTGGAAATTTACCAACTATATTATCAGATACAGAG